GCCAGGACAGCTTGAGAACTTCGCGCAGATGTGGGGCGCCGGCGGCCCATAGGAGGAAACCATGCCCAGCCAGACCCACGGCGGTAAAGTATTGCTACGTCGGCGGCAGATGAAGTTTCACCCCGACGAGGTGCGCTCCAAAATCCAGGCCATCCGATTGGTGGATACCCTGCACCAATTCATCTTCAGCGAAGTGGACAAGAACGGCCGCAAGCTGGCCGATCTGAGCATGGCGCAAGTGCGCGCGATCGATTGCCTGCTCAAGAAGGTGGTGCCCGACCTGACCCGCACGCTGATCAGCGCGGATGTGAATGTGCGCTATGTGGCCGAATTGCCCAAGGTGCTGACCAAGGAGGAGTGGGTCAAGAAGTACGGAACTCCTGACACCCTTGAATTGACGGCACTGCCGGCGCCGACTGTGAACGGCAATGGACGCACAAACTGACCAAGTAAAAACAATCTGGTCGCCGGGCGGCAACTTCGCCCAGTGGGCGCTCCTCGAATGCCCGATTTTCGAGGTGTTCTTCGGCGGCGCGCGCGGTGGCGGCAAAACCGATGGCATGCTCGGCGATTGGATGCGCCATGCCAACGAGCACGGCATCAACGCCTCCGGGTTGATGCTGCGGCGAACCCGCACCGAATTGATGGACACGATCGAGCGCAGCCGGATGATCTACGGGCCGCTCAAGTGGGCCTACAACGAGCAGGAGAAAACATGGCGCGATCCCAGTGGAGCACGCCTCAAGTTCGCTTACTTGGAGCGCGACGCCGACGCCGAGCTCTATCAGGGCCACAGTTACTCCAGGCTCTACATCGAGGAGGCGGGGAATTTTCCCTCCCCGGCCCCGATTTTCAAACTGTTCGCGACGCTACGATCCGGTTCTGGCGTGCCTGTGGGTATCCGGCTCACGGGCAATCCGGGTGGCCCGGGGCACCAGTGGATAAAGACGCGCTACATTGACCCGGCGCCGCTCGGCAACAAGGTGATCGTGGACGCGGTCACCGGGCTGGAGCGCATCTTCATCCCGTCGAAGGTCGGCAACAACCAGTTCATCGACGTGGAGGCGTACAAGCAGCGGCTGCGATCGAGCGGCAGCAAGGAATTGGTGCAGGCCTGGCTGGACGGCGATTGGTCGGTGACGCTGGGCGCCTTCTTCGACTGCTGGAACACCGGCCGGCATGTGATCGAGCCGTTCGAAATCCCGAAGGATTGGATGCGGTTTCGCTCGATGGATTGGGGCTCGGCCTCGCCGTTCTCGGTCGGGTGGTGGGCGGTGGCTTCGGACGAATGGCAGGTTCACGGCCGCGTGATCCCGCGCGGCGCCATGGTGCGCTACCGGGAATGGTACGGGATGCGGCCGAATGAGCCCAATGTCGGCCTGAAACTGCATGCCGGCGAGGTCGGCAAAGGAATTTTGGCGCGGGAAAAAGGCGAGGAAATATCCTACGGCGTGCTCGATCCGAGCGCGTTCGCCCAGGACGGCGGGCCCTCGATCGCCGAGCGCATGGGCACCGACACCGGCGGCAAGGTCTGGTTCCGCAAGGCCGACAACATGCGGGTGCGGGTGATGGGGCACCTCGGCGGCTGGGATCAGGTGCGCGCCAGGCTGGTCGGCAACGACGACGGCCACGCCATGCTGGTCGTGTTCTCGACCTGTCTGGACTTCATCAGGACTGTGCCATTTCTGCAACACGATCCCGATCGGCATGAGGATGTCTATTCCGAGAGCGAGGACCATGCCGCGGACGAGTGCCGCTACGCTTGCATGAGCCGGCCGTGGATTGCAGTGAAAGAACCGCCAAAGCCCGAGGATGTGTCCGGCTACGAGGTCTACCGTAAGAGCACTGCGGCGGATGATTGGCGGCAATTCTAGGAGGCGGCTATGCCGACACCGGACATGACCGGCTGGCCGCCGGGATTATTGACGATCGGCCGGCAACGCTATGAGGGCAGATAGATGCCCCAACTTGAACCCGGCAACATCGACCTGACCAAGCGGCCGGTGGTGAAGAACCCGAACGGCTCGATCTCCACCGTGCGCTCGATGGGCGTGAACCTCGACGGCAAGGAGGTGCTGATCCCGACCGTGCATCCTGACGGCTACATCATGTCGGACGAGGATGCGATCGCGCATTATCGCCAGACCGGCCAGCACCTCGGCAAGTTCAGCACGCCAGCGGAAAGCGATGCCTACGCGCAGCAACTGCACGAAGACCAGGCCAAGCAGTATGCGCCGCAGCCACCAAGAACACGGTGGCCGCTGTCGATCGGCCGTCAAACCTATGAGGGCGAGTGATGTCTGTGATGGAAAAGTTCGCCGCGTTCGTCGGCTCGTTGTCGCCGCAGGAAACCGGCGAGGTGATGCCGCTGATGATCGGCTTCATGCAGAGCAACCTCGGCGCCGGCATGACCGGCCCGACGAGCGGCCCTGATACTGCAATGCCGCCCCCACCTCCCGGGGGTGACACTGGCCCGGGCGCCCCGCCCGTCCCCCCTGGCATGTCACCTGGGCCAGAACCCTTGCCGCCGCCGGTGCCCGGCCTGCAGCCCGGCGGGCTGATGGGGCGGCCGCCGATGCCGCCCACGCAGATCGGCAACAAGGCTTACTGACATGGCGGTCACCAACGTCGTCAACTTCACCGGCTACAGCACGACCGCCGGTGGCGGCGCACGCGGGCATGGGCCGGCGGATCTCGATCAGCAGGACGAGAAGGACGGTTTTTGGCCGCTGGAAAAATGCGTCAAGGCCTACACGACCTATCTCGACAGCAAGCGGCTGGAGATCGAGGAGCAGCAGTTGGCGCGGCGCTATCGCCATGGCGCGCAGTGGACGAACGAGCAGGTCAAAACATTCAACGATCGGCGCCAACCGATCGTGACGTACAACAAGATCGGCCAGAAAATCGATGGCATCGTCGGCACGGTCGAGCGGCTCAAGCAAGACCCCAAGGCATTCCCGCGCACGCCCGAGCACCAGGCCGGCGCCGATCTGGCGACCGCGGTGCTCAGATACTTGATGGACAATAACAATTGGAACGCGGTTACGCCGGTGGTGACCGAGAGCGCCGCAGTGGACGGTCTTGCTGGCATCGAACTCGACCTCAAGGCGGTGCCGCCGACGCCGCAGCAAGCCCGCGGCTCGCCACCGCAGGAGCAACCTGACTATGATGTGATGTTCAAACCCGTCGACAACGACGGGTTTTTTTATGACCCGCGCTCGTTCAAGCACGATTTCGAGGACGCGCGCTATCTCGGCATGGGTAAGTTCGTCGACGAGGAGCAACTCGTTGAAATGCTGCCCGGCATGGAGGAGGACATCAAAGCGGCGTGCGATGCCAACACCGAGTTGATGAGCAACAGCGACCGCGACAACAGGTGGTTTGCGACCAATGGCGATTTCAAGCAAATTCGATTGGTTGATATTTGGTACAAGTCACAGGGTGGCTGGAAGTGGGCGCTGTTCACGGGCTCTAAGATCCTTATGCAAGGCGAGTCGCCGTTTATTGACGAGCACGACAAGCCGATCGCCAAGTACATCATGTTCAGCGCGGCCGTGGATCATGACGGTGATCGCTATGGTTTCCCGCGCAATCTTATGTCGCCGCAGGACGAGGTCAACCAGCGCCGATCGAAGGCGCTGCACGAATTGAACAACCGCCGCATCATCGCCACCAAGTCGGCAATTGCCGACACCAACATCGAGGCGATGCGGCGGGAGGCAGCGCGCAGCGACGGCATCGTGCTGGTCAACACGTCGCTGGACGACATCCGGTTCGATGATCAGGCCAAGCAGGCCGCGGTGATGGGACAACTGCAGTTCATGCAGGATGCCAAGGCCGAAATCGAAACCTTCGGCCCGAATTCGGCGATGATCGGCGGCGATGCGGCGAGCGGCGGATCGAGCGGCCGCGCCATTGCGCTGCTGCAGCAGGCCGGCCTGGCCGGGCTCGGCCCCTACATGTTCAACCTGCGCGGCTGGAAGGTGCGGGTTTATCGCGCGCTGTTCAATGCGGCGCAGAAGTACTGGACCAATCAGCGGTGGATCAGGATTACCGACGCCGAGGGCCAGCCGCAATTCGTGCAGATCAACGAAATGCTCAACGGCCCTGATGGCCAGCCATCGGGCATGATGCGAAACGCGATCGGCGAGTTGGATGTCGATATCATCCTCGATGAGGGCCCCGATACGATCACGCTGATGCAGGACACTTACGAGGCGATCTCGCAGGCGTTGCCGGCGGTGGCGCCGATGCTCACCCCCGGCCAGGCCACCGCGGTGATGCGGGTACTGATCGAAACCAGCCCATTGCCGGCCGACGTGAAGAAGACCTTCCGCGATGCCGGCGAGCAGGAAGGGCAGCAGCCCGATCCGAAGACGCAGGAGGCGCAGGCCAAACTGCTGCTGCAGAAGCAAGAAGCGGATGCGCGCATTGCCAGCGATCAGCAGGCCGCGCTCTCGCAACGGGAGATCAAGCGCGAGGCGGCGCAGTTGGAATTGCAGCTTGAGCGCGACAAGGCCAACAATCAGATGGCGATCGAGCGCGACAAGGCGCAGCACGCCATGGAGATCGAACAATTCAAGGCCGGCAAGCAGGCTGAACTGCAGGCGAACGAAGCCGCGCTGCAGTTTTCCACCGGCCAGAACATCTCGCGACCGGCAGCGATATAGCCGGGCGTTCGGGTAGCGCAGTCAATACCCGTTTCCGCATCGTCCAGGCGACATTGGGCGTCAACGTAGCGCGGCCACGAAACGGTCGAAGGAGAACCTATGAGCACAGAACCAGCAGGCGGTACGATCAGTGGCAACAGTACCGATACCAACACCATCACTGATCGGCAGTTATTCGACCACGCCATAAGCACCCCCGATCCGACGCCGGCTCCTGATACGTCACAACCGTCGTCATCGCAGCCGTCATCGACACCGTCGCAAGGACAAGCGTCCGAGCAACCGGCATCGACGCGGCCCGATCTGCAGCAGGGCGCGCAGACGCCCGGCCAACCGCGCGACCCGCAAGGGAAGTTCGCGCCCAAGCCGCAGGGGCAACAGGGGCAGCAGCACAATGTGCCGCTGGCGGAATTGCTGAAGGAACGCGACGCAAGGCAGCGTCTGGAAGCGCACGCATCAGAATTGACGCGCGCGGTGATGGACCTGCAACAGCGTCTAAGCCCGCAGCAGCCGCAGCAGCCGCAAGGACCGGAAACCATCTTTGACGATCCAAGGGCGTACTTGGATCAGCATGTCATGCAGCCCTTAAGACAAGAGGGCCAGATGTACATGATGAAAATCAAGGATGACGTGAGCCGCACGCAGGCCAACATGCAATTCGGCGAGAATGAAGTTAACGCCGCATTGACCGACATGGGCCGCATTCGGCAGACCCCGCAAGGCAACTTCGTCTTCAATCAGATCATGCAGAGCGGGCATCCTTACGGCGAGTTGGTCAAATGGCATCGCACCGTTCGCACGCAACAGGCGATCGGCGCTAATCCGCAAGCATGGTTGCGTCAGCAGCAGCAGGCGTGGGCCGAGAACGAAAAGGTCCAGGACTACGTCATGCAGATGCGCGCAAAGCGTCTGGGTGCTCAAAAAGGTAATCCGCCCAATGTTCAACTGCCGCCGTCGCTGTCGTCGGTTCGGTCGTCATCCGGCCGGATGGACAACGGTGGCGATCTGAGCAGCGCAAGCCTCTACGATTTCGCCACCAAGTAAACCGACCGCCCTTCCGACAGGAAGCACCCGCCCTTCGTGGCGGGTTTTTTGTTGGGCGCGGTCATAGCAGAAAGGGCACACGGCCATGGCCGTCACCGACATCCAGGCTAATAACAAACTGATTAAGTTCACCCAGGCGATCAATCGCGAGTGGGTGCGGGAGAACATGTTCTCCCCGTACATGAGCGATGATGTCAACGCCATCATCCGCCGCCGCATGGAATTGAAGGCCGGCGGTGAGGTGATGAACATCCCGCTCGTTACCAGGTTGCAAGGCATGGGGGTATCTACCGGCCCCCTAGTAGGTAATGAGGACAAAATCGACGATTATGGATACCGTATATGGTTAGAATGGGTGCGCAACGCGGTGGTCACCACCAAAGCCGAAAGCCAGAAAGATAGTGCCGACATTTTCGGCGAGGCCAAGCCGCTGTTGTCGGATTGGCTGTCGGAGGTCACCCGCGACGAGATCATCGCGGCCCTGATGGCGCTGCCAACGGAAAGCCAGCCGGCGGCCGGCGTTCGCGTCAACGGCATCCAGTACGATCTGAGCACGGCGGCGCAGAGGAACACCTGGCGGCTCGATAACGTCGACCGCATTCTCTACGGTGCGGCGACATCGAACTCGGCCACCGACCACGCCACATCGCTGGCCAACGTGGACGCCACCGCCGACAAGTTCACGGCCGCCAACCTGTCGCTGCTCAAGCGTGTGGCGATGGGCGCCAACCCGCGCATTCGCCCCTACAAGACGCGCTCGGGCTATGAGTACTACGTTGCGTTCGCCGGCCTCAACGTGTTCCGGGATCTGAAGATCGACCTGCAGGTCGTGAACAAGGACGCGCGCTCACGCGAGGGCCGCGAGGTCAACGGCGCACCTGATAACCCGCTGTTTCAAGATGGGGACCAGATCTACGACGGCGTGATCGTCCGGCTGGTGCCGGAAATCTCGCTGTTCGTGAGCAACGTCTGGACCTCGCTGAAAACGGCAGGCAACGGCGGCACCCGCGTCGAGCCGGTGTTCCTGTGCGGCCAGCAAGCGGCGGCAATAGCGTACGGTCAGATGGCCAAGCCGACCTTCCGCAAGGAAGACGACTACGGCTTTATCACCGGCACCGGAATCGAGGCTGCATACGGCGTCGGAAAGATCTTCAAGAAGCATCCAAAAGCCGGCACGAAGTTGGTCCAATGGGGTGTCGCGACCGGATTTTTCAACTCGGCTTCGGACTGATCCCATTTATCCGAAACACTCGAATAGGAGAATGCAACCATGGTTGCTAACCTGATGACCAACACGCCGGCCCGCGATGCCTTCAACAACTGTGTGCAGTCCGTCAACGGCCGCATCACTGCGGGCGCCGGCGGCCCGGCTACACTGAGCGTCCAGATCGGCACGCTGCCGGCCGGCGCGCTCATCCTCGGCATCAACACCAACGTGGAAACGGCACTGGTCGGCACCACGCCGACCTTCAACGTCGGCACCACTGCGGCCGGCACCGACATTGCCGCCGGCATTGCGCTCACCGCCGGCACGGTGGTGACACCAGCGGCGGCGGCGCTCGCCAACCCGCTGACGGCCGACACCCAGGTGTGGGCCAACATCACCGGCACACCAACCGCCGGCGATGCCTTCGTCACCGTGCAGTTCATCAAGCCGGTATCGTAAACATGGCCAAGCTGACCTGGCTTGGCACCGAAGACTATCGGGAGGGGGAAACCCCTCTCGAAAGCTGCGTGTGGTGCGGCGTGCTGTTCACGGCCTTCGACAAGGTCGAGGTGTCAGACCAGTGGATGATCAACAAGGCCCGCGGCAATCGGTTCTTTCGGGTGGAGGAAGGCAACGGTAGCCCGCGCCCTGAAACATGGACCAACGATCCGCCACCGCCACCGCCGCTCGATGATCCGCCGCGCTATCCCGACAACCCGCCGGACTATCCGCCCGAGGACGATCCCGATCGCGAGCCCAGCAAGAAACGGCGCGGACGGCCGCCGCGCATAAGGGACAATGGCAATGGCGATCAGTAATTACACCGAACTCAAGAACGAATTGTCGGCCTACCTGTTTCATCAGCGATTGGCCAACCGCTATGATAACTGCACCCAGTTGTTCGAAACCGCGGCCAATTCCCGGCTGCGAGTGCTGCCGATGGAGGCGGTCAACATCTTTCAGACCCCCACAGGTTCGGTTACGCTGCCGCCCGACTATATCACCTGGCGCACGGTGCTCTGGATCAGAGGTGGCATTCCGCCGGCATCGCCCGATAGCGGGCCGCCCTATCAAGGCATTGAGGTGGATTATGTGCACCCCGCATATCTGCGGAATATGAATTCATCGACCCGCCTCGGCCAAGACCCGGCGCTTTTCACCATCGAAGGCAATCAGTTTCACGGCCGCACTTTGCCGAACGACGGCAACCACGATTTCTACGAATTCCACTACTACGCCAAGATCCCGGCGCTGGTTGCCGCCGGCACCAATTGGCTGCTGACCGAATATCCCAACGCCTATCTCTACGGCGTGCTGACCGAACTCGCCGCCGTGCAGCGCAATGCCGAAATGGCGCAACTCTACAAGGCGCGGCGCGACGAAACCTTTCAGGAGATCATCCAGCGTTATGCCATGACCACCGGCGCCACCAGCGCGAAAGTGCGAACGGCGGAGTATTACTGATGCTCACCAAAATCTTCGACGACGGCGGCGCCGAGATTGCCGAGATCGAGATATCGGAAAAGCAGGCCGGCGTGCTCGAGCACGGCGACCAGATCGTCGTCATCTATCACACCCCGCAATTGCTGCGGCATGTCCTCGGCGAGCAGGCCGGATCATTCGAACTCCACAAGCGCGGGCAATTCGTGATCGCTAAGGACGTGGACGGCATCAAGCGATATGCCGGGCTGCAAGACGCCATCAAGCATGCGCGGGAACGTCCATGAAGCCGACGCCGATTGAATTTGCCGAATGGAAGCCGGACCTGGCCACGCTCGACACCAAGTTCGCGTCCGACGTGGAGAACGTGTTTGCGGGCGCCAATTCCTACCTGCCGTTTCCATCGCTGGCGCCGTTCAGCGCCGCATCGCTGTCCGATGCCGGCAACGACAGCTTCACCAAGATCCTGCTGCAGTTCGACGGCCCCACCACCACCATCACCGACAATAATTTTGGCGGCGCCGCACATGCCTGGACGGCGGCCGGCAATGCGACCTGCAGCACGGGCGATTTTCAATTCGGTGCCGCATCGCTGCTGTGCGACGGCGCCGGCGATTGGGTCACAACGCCGGATCATGCCGACTTCGCGCTCGGGACGAGCGACTTCACCGTCGATTTTTGGATCAAGCCAAACTTTGACTTCGGCCAACTCAATATTTTTGGCCAGTGTGACGCAACGCCAACGGCTGCATCATTTAGCATCGGTGCTTATCGAACCGCAGCCAACAAGTTGGCAATGGCATGGGGCACGGCGGCGGGCACCAGCACAATTTTCAGCACTTCCAATGTCACGTCGCTGACCGGCTGGACGCATGTTGCCTTGGTTCGCATAGCCTCGTCCTTCCGGCTGTATATCAATGGGGTGCAGGAGGCGTCAGCCGGCATCGGCGGCGCTATCAACAATTCCAGCAACGCATTCCGCATTGGTGCATTGGGTGAAGTTACCAGCACGCCGATGAGCGGTCGCATTGACGGCTTTCGTTTAAGCGTCGGCAAGGCGCGCTGGACCAACACATTCGAACCGCCGCGGGTGCCCTACTTCAATGCCGGCGGCCGCGTGTGCGGCCTGTATTCCGCGCGCACGGTGGACGGCGGCTGGAAAATGTTTGCCGGCACCACCACCAAGCTGTTCTCATGGTCGCTGGCGGGTTGGGTTGATATCAGCCGCACGGTCGGCGGCGCCTATAACGTGGCGCCGAATGATTTGTGGATGTGGGAGCAGTCAGGCGACAAGGTCGTCGCGGTCAACAGCAACGACTTTCCGCAAGTGGCGCCGGTCGACGGCAGCAGCGTCTTCGCCAACCTGGCCGGCGGGCCGCCGAAGGCCACCAACGTCAAGCAACTCGGCGACTTTCTGTTTTTATCGGGGCTGGCACCCGGCACCACCACCGGCACGGTGCCGATCGCCTGCAACAATCGCTGCATCGTCTGGTCGGGCATAAACGACATCACGATGTGGCAACCCGGCACAAACTTGTGCGACATGCAGGAGGCGCCTGACGGAGGCCCGGTCCAGGGCGTTGCTGGCGGTGAGATAGGTTATGCGGTCCAAGACCGCACCATTCGCACCATTCAATTCATGCCGGGCGACACCACCTATATTTTCAGTTTCTCGCGGGTGCTGCACGATCGCGGCTCGGTGAGCAAGTACGGCTTCGCGTCGATTGGCAACGTGCTGTATTTCGTTTCGGAGGACGGCTTCTATTCGATCAGCGGCCAGCAGGTAACGCCGATCGGCGCCGACAATGTCAACGAGTGGTGGCTGGCCAATACCGACGCTAGCAGGCGCAACGTCATCCATTGCCTGGCGGGCGTGAACAAGCCGCGCATGGTCTGGGTGATGCACAAT